GATTGGGTGACAGCACACAGACATCATTTACAGGTACAAGATTTCGGACCTTGGTACAGGTTTCAATGCCCATCTAATGATGGTGGTTCCAAATGGTATACGGATATGACTGGTAACTGGTCTACACCGGGAACTCTTACTTTCCTTGTAGGGAAACATGACCCTAAAGGTTGGTCAGATATGGCGGTTCTTTAATGACGGCACAAATCATTAATGGGGACTGTCGCGAGGTTTTAAAAACTTTAAAAACAAACTCTGTAGACAGCATTGTTACAGACCCACCATATGAACTGGGTTTTATGGGTAAGTCTTGGGATTCAACAGGGATTGCTTACAATATAGAAGTTTGGCAGGAATGTTTACGGGTTCTTAAACCCGGCGGTCATCTGCTTGCTTTTGGTGGTTCTCGCACCTACCATCGTCTTGCTTGCGCTATTGAGGATGCAGGGTTTCAGATTCGTGATCAGATTATGTGGGTGTATGGGTCAGGTTTCCCTAAGTCGTTGAACATCAGTAAGTCTATTGAAGGGCTACTGACAACTGGTTCGGCGAACAAAACAGCGTTCAAAAATCTATCTGGTGAGCAGGTAGATCGCGGTAATTGGGGGATTGCTAAACAACAGTTCACGCACGGTCAGCGTGACACTAACTATGACGAAACCGCTGGTGGGCAACGGTTAGGGAAACTTGAACCAACCACCGATGAGGCTAAGCAATGGGAGGGTTGGGGAACTGCATTGAAGCCTGCTCACGAACCGATTGTGATGGCACGAAAACCATTGGAAGGAACTGTGGCACAAACCGTTCTTGAACACGGCACAGGTGGCATCAACATAGATGGATGCCGTATCGGATCAGGAACAGGTGAAACAAAAACTGTTCAATACCCAGATATCCGAGGCAACAACTACAACAACGCTGAAGGCACAGTTGAATATCAGGTGATATCGCAGGGTCGGTTTCCTGCGAACTTCATTCATGACGGTTCAGACGAAGTACTAGAACTATTCCCCGACAGCAAAGGTGGTGCTTATCCTGCCAAACGAGGTCAGGCTGTGAACACCTCATTTGCTAGTGGACAAGAAACTGAAGGCGGGTTCAGATCAATGGGCGATTCTGGTTCTGCTGCACGGTTCTTTTATTGTGCTAAAGCCAGCAAGAAAGATCGCAACGAAGGCTTAGACGGATTTGAGGAGAAACGACCCGATGAGCGCAGCGTGACTGGTATGGGAACTTTTGAGGAGAAGGGTGTTGCCAAACAAGCCAATCACCACCCAACGGTGAAACCCACAGACCTGATGCGCTATCTGTGCAGACTGGTAACACCACCAAACGGCACAGTCCTAGACCCATTCACAGGATCAGGCTCAACAGGTAAAGCGGCGAAACTAGAAGGCTTCAGTTTTATTGGTATAGAACAATCAGCCGAATATGTACAGATAGCCACAGCCCGCATAAAAGCCGTATAAACCTAAACGACAGGAACTTACACATGGCATTCAACCCCAACTACACACGAGATGACATCAACTGGTATTTAGAACAAACAGACCAAACAGCCGTACTCATGGACGGCTTTGAACACGCAATCATCGGTTTCTCCCAACGCATAAACGAACCACTCCTAGCCGTCTACAACCACGACCTCATGATCCAAACACTCATGCAACGAGACGGCATGACCTACCAAGAAGCCGACGAATACATAGAGTACAACTGCATCGGCGCATGGATCGGCGAACAAACCCCCATCATCGTAAAACCCATAGCGATGTAACCATGACAACAATCATCGGAATACAAGGAGACGGATACTGTCTCATAGCAGGAGACACACGAATAGCATCAGTAGACAGCAACGGTGTCGCCTACCAAATCAACACCCTCAAAACCGAAACCTCCAAAATAGCGGTAAACGGCAAATACCTGATCGGCACAGCAGGAGACCTCAGAGCCATCAACCTCCTCACCCACACCCTCAACCCACCCGTCTGCCCACCAAACCTCAAAGGCAAAAAACTAGACGAATTCATCACCAACAAACTCATCCCCACCATCAAAGAAATGTTTGAAAAAAACGGTTACACCGTCAACGAACCAAACACCAACACAAACAAAGCCGAACACGACTCAGAACTACTCGTAGCCATCAACCAAACCCTCTACCTCATAGACGGCGACTACTCATGGTTCACAGACCAAACAGGAATCTACGCCCTCGGCACAGGAGCAGCCTACGCACTCGGCGCCCTACACAACATGCCAACCCCCAAAAACCCTGCACAAGCCAAAAAACACGCCCTCAAAGCCCTAGCCACAGCATCCAAATACGACCCAAACACAGGAAACCCATACCACACCCACATACAACAAACACAACAGAAAACAGATAAACCTAAATGAAACAACAACACCACAAACCCCAAGACGATACACAAACAAAACGCTGGCAAACCCACGCAGCCTGCCGCGGAAAAACAAACCTCATGTTCCCCCAACACCACAAAGACATCACCTACATACTCCAAGCACGAGAAATATGCGCCCACTGCACCGTCAGACCACAATGCCTCAAAGAAGCCCTAGAATACCACCCAATAGACATGCACGGAGTCTGGGCAGGCTTAACATCACGACAACTAGCCGCCGAACAAAAACGCCGAGGCATCAAACCAATCCGACCATCAATCAGCCAAATGTGGGATCTATCCTAAACAAACCCCACACACATCACAAAAAACAGAACCCAAAACCTCAACAGGCTTCTTACCACAAGACGGCAAACCACAAGGCTCCAACCTACGCTCACCCCGCAAATAAGCCACCACCCCCGACAAAGGCTCAACAGGATCCGAAACCTCCAACAAAGCCCGACCCTCACTATCACGCAAACCATTCACCAACAACAAACCCACAAGTTTCTGAAACGAAACACCCGAACCCTCAGCCAAATCCACCAAACCATTCTTCAACCACCCCGGCAAAGGAACAGTCACAAAAACCATATCCCCATCCCGAGCACGCCTAGACCTAAACCCCAACAGAACCACCCCAATCCCGAACCACCAACATCCCCAAATACTCACCAATAGACAAATCAAAAGCATCCGCCTGATCAACCATCAAATTCTTGATGTCTGCGTCTATTTTTATGGTTAGGGTTGTTTTTGTGTTTGGTTGTGCGCGGTGTGGTGGGCGTCCGTGTCGTTTTTTCATTTTGGTTTGTCTCCGGCTGGTGGGTGTTTGGCATTTTTTCGTGCGAGGTATAGTCCGAGGAGGATTCCGTGTGAGAGTCCGATGATGATGCCGTGTATGTATTGGGTCATTATGTTATTGCTTTGTTATATGTTGGTTGTATGTTTGTTTGAAGTGGTCTCTGTCTGCGCCTGTGGTGAGGTTGAGTCCGACTATTCGTATTACTTGTTGTAGTTTAACTGGGATTTGGGTGTCGGGTTGTGCTGTTCCTGAGTTGACGGTGTCTCGTATGTGGCAGTACAGGTTCCATGCTTGTGTGGCGGTTGGTTCTGCGTCTGGTTGGGTTTGTTGCCATTCTTCGTGGATCATGCCGGGTGTGGGGAGGAAGCGTTCTGTTCTGTTTAGTTTAACTAGGATGAGTTCTAGTTGTTTGTATGGGCAGTCTTGGAGGACAAGATCCCATGCTGTGTAGATGGTTTGTTTTTGTTTGGGGTCGTTGGGGAGTTCTTTGTTCCACATAGAGTAGGCGAGGTTGACTAGTTCTGTGGATTGTTGTTGATCCATTATTCGCCTGCTTTGCGTCGTGGGCTGTTGATGAAATCTTGTTGGGCGTCGCGTTTCTCTGATCGTTGGATGAAGCCTTCTATTTTGTCGGCGTCTCGGAATATCAAATCTATACCGTTATATTTTTTTTGTTGCGGGTTGTCGCCCATATGGAATGGGGAGGATGCACAGCCGTCTATGGCTTGGCAGGATGCTTCTATGCCGTAGTCGTGGATTGATGCGGCGATTTTGACTTTGCGTTCGTGGTCTAGGACGGCACGGGTGGAGCCCATTGTTTTAACCCAGTAGTCCCATACGATTTTGACTGCTTCGTCGGAAATTTCTTTGGCTTTGGCGTTGCGTTGTTTTGTGGAGATCCGTGGACGGGTTTGTTTAGGTTTATTTACGCCACCGTTCGGATTGGGAAACAGTTCTTCAACCATCGCAGACACTTTACATCCTTTTACTGAAAAGGTCAACATTGGAATCTATAAATATCTGGTCCGGCCGGACCGGACGTTGTGGCAGTAATCATCTGTGGTAGCCACGTTGATTTAACTAAAGAGGAAAAACCACTAGTGGGTTTAAAACTTTGGAGAGTGTGAGAACCTTTACCAAATCTTTTTTGGCGGACGCGCAGCCGAAACAAGATCCGCGATTTTGGGTAGTCGCAGATTAAGATTTGATTATTGATCGCGCGCGAAAGGTTGTATACGCCACCGTTGCAGTTGGGTCACGAACTGCTTTATTGCGCTTACTATTTCATTCGGCGCAGTCCCGATGTGGTTGTACAAGATAGCAGACGATCAGTCCTCC